CGCGCGTAGTGTAATTGAAGAATGGAAGTCCCTGGGAGTCACAACAACAACAGACTCCCTCGAGCCCAGGAAGCCAGAAAGCTTGGATTTCCTCTCTGCTCACACTGTTTTTATAGATGGTGTAGCAGTCCCCATTTACAGCAGGGTCAAGCTGATGACTACGCTACTGTATGCCCCGAAGGAAGGAATAAGTCCAGCTGTAACACTTGAGCGAGCAGCAGCTTTATTGAGTGTGGGGTGGACTGATTTAATTTTCCGCCGATTCGCGAGAAAGTTAATCAAGTGGCTACTCCTCAAATATGATGATGTTCTGTTTGAAGATACACGGTGGATCACCGCAAAGACCCAAATTAAGGACGATTCTTCCTATTATCGGTTGTTTACAGGTAAGCGCCCTATTTTTCTACGCCCTCAAGCGTTTTTGCGAGGAGCATGTGTAAAGTGGAGCCCGCCTAACAAAAACCTGATGAGCAGAGTTAATAGAAATAGAAGAGGGAAACAATCCCGTCGTAGAAATCAACAACCTAGGAACGTACGGTTAGCACCGCCACCGCAGCGCCCCTTGGTTATTCGTGAGAGGGAAAAACCTCCAGAAGTGCACCCGACCACGGCTGCACTACACACCCTGGCCCCGTGTTCGGTGCATTACCTCCAAGCTTTGGAAGCACCTTTCACGCTGATGGCCGAATCCTGTATACCCGACATGCACGCGGTTTCATCTAAGAAAGCACGCGTTGTGACTCGGGGCACTTTTGAAACAAGTGCAACAACAGGCGTCGGTTGGATAGCGCTCAACCCCTGGAGAGCTGATAGTACCGGAGACCTTGTTAACAAGACCACCCCGTCCTATGCGGGTAACGACACTACGATAATGAGTTCCGTCGCAGCTGGAGTGTTAGGAGTTGCCGGAACAAAATTCCCGTACCCATCATCAGCGTGGGGACCGGCCGGCATTAGCCATCGTATTGTAGGCGTAGGTCTACGCGTCCGTTACACTGGTATTGAATTGTACCGCGGAGGACGCGCAGTGATGATTAGAATTCCAGACAACAAGCAAAGTTTAGGAAACGAATCAGTTTCCTCGCTTTTTGGTTATTCCCAAGCTAAAAGTTTTCC